TTAGCATCTGGGTCTGCATAAAAGTTCCAAACAGATACATGATTTACTTGTGGTATTGTTTTAAACAATGGATCATAATTGCCATCATCACCCCAGTTTGGATACTCTTTATCTACAGCAAATGGACCTTTCATTACACCAGTGCCAAACAGTGCCATCTCAAATGCAGCACTACGTAGATGTTTGGTAGCACCAGACTCTTCTAACTGGTCATGTATTTTCTTTTGCATCTTTTTTGCTGCAATGAGAGCAGGACTAAATGCAATAGCTGTGGGTGTTTTACCCGGACCTTCTTTTAGTTTATCAGCGACTGGTTCCAGTTTATCTTCCAACGCCCCAAGTTTTTCTTGTAAACTCTGGGCAGTTGCACCTGCTGGGAAATCCATTCCATCTCCCTGAAAACCATAAGGACTTGAAAGAGCAGTTTCTCCACGTAGCTGTTCTGGTTCTTTAGGGTCAAAGTGTACATCAGCAACGACACCCTCTGGTAATTCTGTTGGCTCAATAGATAAAGGAAAACGCTGATTAGCAAACAGAACATCTACAATTTGTCCATATGCTGCCAGCGTTTTAGTTTTAGTTACTTTAATAAATACACGAGATTTTTCTGCTTCCGTAAACTGTACATCTGGACCATACAAACCACGATAGTTACGATAGGCACGTAACCATCTCTCTTCATCTTGGTATCGGTAGTCTTCAGAACGCTTATATCTTTCCATAATAAACGGAATGATATTTGTCACATCCATATCTGTTTCGGCAGTATCGTCTGTATCTTCCAGAGCAATAGCATCGTCTTCAATCATAATTTCATCTTCTGCCATTATACTTCCTTTGCTCCTACTATAGTGCATTTATATTCTATAGACTTCCAATTACCGTCAGTAGGTATATTTTCATGTACAGTTTTCATTTTCACACAGTCAGGTTTTTCATCAAACCACTGTATGGTCTGCGTCCCACAATATGCTGTGGAACAAACCGTCAATATTAAAGACCAAATTATTTCCATGTTAATATCCAAATGTAGCATCTGCTACTCTCATACCACTACCCGGTCTACCCATAGGATCGTAGTCAAATATACTAAATCTTGGTCTGGACATTATACCATACCTAAGAGCGTCATACAAGTGGTCTTCGCTTTTTGTATCCACGTCTTCTGGGTTTTTCTTGTCCAACGGTATTGAGGGTAATTGGGAGATGACATTTGTGCAAGTATCAAAGAAAACAAGTCTAGGTTCCTCTGTAAATTCATCTATCTGCAATCTACGATGTATTTCGTTTTTACCTGCTACCCTGCTTCCTCTGCTTCGGTCTGACGGTCTCCACCTACAACCTTTATTTATCATCTGTTCAGCAAGAGAAGGGCCAGTATCACCCCGCTTATGCCAAAGAGAACTATCCAAAACGCCATACTTAATATTGCCATCTTCTGCTTCCAAATCCAATATCATATCTGCCAAGTCTGTGGCAAGGACTTTAGAAACGTAGAGTTCTCTATATATAACAATTTGTTCATTCGGTGCAACAGCAAACCACAAAACGCCACTATAACTACCATAACCGTAATCACAAGCCCTAAACTTAACCCAATTATTAGGTATGTTAAAAGGCTCAATAACATGAATGTGCCTATCAAACTCAGTAAAGGCAGCACCCTCTTTAATATCCCAGTCTCCTTGAAGGAGTTGTCTTCGTTGCTGCTCTGGTAGAGATAAGAGCATGGCTTCGTAGTCACCTGCGTTTGCAAGGTACGGGTTATCAGAAAGTCTCGCTGGTATAAATCTTCTTTTAAATAAAGGTTTTCCAGCCTTGCTATGTCCAGCGGGGTATCGCAAGACCTCTGTTGTGTCAATATCTGTGGCATCAAACGACCTGTTATACGGAGATGGGTCAATAAACATCTTCTTAACCCAATGATGACCCCTACCTCCGGGGTTGGTCGTGGCCCTCATAAAAATTGGTAAATCGGTTGCAGTGGACCGTAGACGTGACCGCATGTAATTCCATG